AAATTCTTTAATTAAAATATTTAACTCATTCATAGAAGTTCGTAAAAGATTAACTCCATTACTTGTGAATCTGTTTACCGGAGTAACCTTATACACACTAGCTGCCTCACAATATAAACTCTGAATCTTTTCCAAGTTCGTTGTTGTAAAGTGAAGTTTACCACTATTAGCTTGATTTAGCATTTCAGCTATTCTAGCAAGAATAGAATCTATTGCTACTTCACCACTCTTAAGTAGTAAGATACCTTCTGTATTAAAAATCTTCGAACTAATCTTATTCACTAATTTTGTCAATATAGAAACAATAGACCTCACATAATCTGTTAAGGATTGTCGGGTACCTACGGTTTTACTGACTGTGGTAAGAAACGAAGCTTTTTCTTTAGGATCCACTATAGCTGAAAGTCCTAATCCTGCTAAGAGGATATCAACTCCAACATCTAATGCTCCTAAATCTACACCAAAACCTTGCGCGGTTGTGTGTATAGATTCCATAGTTAAATCTGTTTCTTCAACATCGTCATCTTCTTTAATCATGGAGAATAAACCCGTTACCAATTCAACTAATTGTTGAACTGAACTTTTAAGTCCCTTATACATCTTATCTTTGTACTTCCAGCACAAAAATAAACAGTATAAGGCTACTAAAATTTTAATAACGACATATTCTGTTTTCCAAGAGTCATAACTCTTTGCAAATGAGATCAATAGAGCTATTCCTGCAAAAGCAGCAGTATTAGCTCCGACAGATCCTAGAGAGAACATACTAGATAATGTTTTGAATATACCTCCAATAGGGTCTGTGACACCTTTGATACTATCCATTACTTCAGTAGCTTTGTTAACTCCTTCACTAGAAGAAACGCTGGCAACCTTCTCCATCATATCCATTAATTTGTCTACTTTGGATGGTTTGTCTGTTTCTCCCTCAAATGTTCCCATGATTCTCTCTGCAAGATTCATTATTCTCTCGAATTGATCATCTTTCATAGAAACTGTGGGGTTAAACATTTGTGGAGTTGTGTTGTATGATTCGCTATCTGTTTCAGAAAACTCATCATACTCACAACATGCATCCATCATCTTATCTAAATAGCGGTTAAGAATATTATTCTTTTTCCCACGGGAAGATAAAACTTTGTACAGAAGCATGTAGTT